ATATTTTGATTATAATCAGTCCTAACAATTCCGGTTGTATTTTTAATTAAATCTAATGCATAATCAAAATTTAATTTTTCATATGTTGGAGGCCTTGCAATTCTAGGTCCTCCATATTCTTGAATAGTTATTAATGATTGCGGTACTCCATAACAAGCTAATAATGCTTGCACACTTCTTTTTGTACCTTTAGCTTTTAATAATCCAGGAATATTATTAACAATTCGTCTCCATATATTATATGTAACTTCTCTACTAGGTACTGAAGGATCTCCTACACTATTAGATCCAGTTAAAGGAATTCCATCAACATCAGTGCCTAATGTATATTCCCATAATTCTTTTGATTGATTTCCATTAGTTAAATTCCATCCAAATTGTTTTGCTACTGAATATAACAATTCATTTGGCATACTTTTTTTAGGATGTTCATCTCTAGAATTAATTAATGTCATTGCATTAATATATGTATATAATATATCATAATGCTGACCTAGCATGTTAACAAATGTAGATAATTGTTCATTGTTTTCATCTAATAACATGAACTCCGGGATACTTCTGATTAATCGATTATTATTTCTAGTATCATATATAGAAGCACTAGAATATACACCAGTATACCAAGATTCAAAATTACTACTTGTTATAGAATATAATTCATATGGATATACATTATTAGATTTTGGTGATGGTTCTATATAACTACCTGTAACAAATTCTACTATAGGTGAAGCTAACGGAATGTCATGTGTAAATATAGTTGAAGATGAATCATAATATAAATATTGTTCAAATTGATCCATTCCACCAATTAAATTTGTATATAAATTATTATAATCGGCTGCATTTGTAATAGATGCAGAACCAGATAATAAAGCAGCTGATGCAGATTGTGCTGTATAATATTCTAATAATTCAATTTTATATTTGAAATTTTCTAGTCGCTCTGTTGCTGAACTATAAAATATAAAGTTATTAAAATCAGAAAAATCTATATTTAATTTAACTCCACCTAAACTGCCAGAAAAATATGAATCAACAATTTGTTGGGATGTTTGCATTGATGACCCTAATAAATCATTCCAAGATTTTAACGATGTAGAATTAGAAGTATTTTGTTCTGCAGAAGCATACCAATTAGTTCCAGATAACACATTAAACGTGAGTGCATCTAATACTTCTTTAACAAAAACATTGTCTACATATGGTAATTTATTTTCTCTAACAACCCAACACTTAAAATTTTTCTCTACTGTTCTATCAATTGGTTCATATAATTTAACAAATAAATATTTTCCTACAACAACACTATTAACAAACATTGCTGTCTTATTTCTAGAAAAGTTTAATAAATATCGCTCATTTGAATCATGTGTTAATGATGTTTGATTTACATTATTAATAAATTGGTTAATTGACAATAAAAATTTTGGATTTGTTTCATCGATTGCTCGCAATCTAATTTCAGTACGATCAGGCGAAATTTCATCAATAGCTAGTAATTGTTGATTATAACTTCCAATCATGTCCTCAAAGAAGTTTAAAACAATTTTATAATTTCCTGAAGTTAAATTTAAATTAGAAAATTGTTGAGATATATTAAACTTAACAGGATATGATAATTGTATTGGATTTCCATCCTCATCAAATATTGGATTATTAAATTCAATTAAATCTACTTTATGTTTTCCTGTAATCCATGATTCTCCAGAATAAACATGAAATTCATTCGCAGAATTAATCTGTCCTAAATCTACTGCAGAATATTGAAACGGCGTCTTTGTAAATAATGATCGATCTAACGAACTATATCGTTCGGCATTAATAGCATTTATTGCTTCTAAAATTTTGTCTTTATTTGTATATTGATTTAACATATTTTATACATCTAATAATCGATCGCGCGTTGCTGGAACAGTTGTTTGTTTTCCGTATTTTCTTGATCTTAATATATCACTACTGATACCAAAACCTGGATCATCAATTAATTCAATTTTCCACCAACAACTCGATCTTAAATACCAAGCTGCACCTCCAGCTTCAAGTTTTGCTGACCATGCATCATATTCTGCTATAGCCCTAGGATCTATAATATATTGTATCTCTAAATTTGGCCACATATTTGAATTATCTCCAATATGTCCTATATTTGCTCTATGAATTTCAGCCGTTATATTTGCTTTAACACCAGTTGAATTTCTATATATATAATTTCCATCTGCTCCAACTTTTGGATTATCTCTCCAACTAGTTGGCATATGACGTTTTAATATTAAGTTATATCCAACATTTCTTCTTGATGGATCTCCATTTAAATCATTAGCATTAGGAGTAGTACTTACTTGTTGATTTACAGTAATGAAAACAGTGAATTTTATTGTTTTATTAGATTCAGACAATAAATTTATAACTTCTGGAGTAAATACAAAAGCCGGAGAATCTGCTAATGCAGGTCCAGATAATGGTTGACTAAATGGCAAGTCTCTTGCACCACCTTGTCCTTGCGGATTTCCAGTATCTACATTCCAAGACGAATCATATGATAAATTTATTTTTTTATATTCATTTGCTCCATAATCTCCATCTGCTGTTGTAGGTATTTTATAAAATCCAGAAACTGGATCTGTTCCAAAATCATTAATGTTTATATTAAAGTCTGGTAAACTAAAATCAGACATATTTAATGTAGTGCTTGGAGGAAATGAAAAATATTTAAAAGCAGTATCAATATTTTTAACAACTGATCTGTTTGTGTAATTTCTTCGTAATTGTTCAAAAATTATAGAATCTTCATTATTGGCAGGAATTCCAGCATTTTGATATACTTGTATATCTTGTTCTGCTTGTTCGTTTTGAGCTACTTGTTCTGGTTGTTGAGTATTTGGATTTGCAGCCATTATTTATTTCCTATATTTAATATAACAGATCCTTTATTATCTCGTTTCATAACAGCTGATAAATTTGATTTATAAAAAATGCCATTTTTATTATATCTTCTAAATGTTCCAAATTGTGCTGCAGTGGGTTGTGGATTTAAATTTGCTTCTATAACTTCTGGAAGTTTTTCTGGAGTCATTAAAATATCAGTTGGTAATTTAATATTAGCTTTTTCTAATGCTGCAAATGAAGCTAAGTTTGGATCATTTGCAATTTGCTTTTGTATATTAGAAAAATAATTAGTAGTAAAATCATCAACTGTAGTTCCTGATGTTGGCGGATCAGCATCTGGATTTCCAGCTGTTGGTTTAGCATCACTTATTGAATTTTCTCCAACAGTTTCTCCTTGAATAGTACCAGGCGGAGTAGTTACTTGACTATTGCCAATAAATGTTAATACAGTTTCTTGCGATATATCTGTATGTGAACTTGCTGCTCCTACTGTTACAACACCATTATTGTGCATATGCCAAACACCAGAATATGGAGTGCCATCTGGAAGAGCATATGCTCCTTGAGTATAACCCTCAGTTCCATCTGCATCTTCCGGGTCGCTACTTTGATATCCAACATCATCTGGAAATGATTGTTTTGGTAATAATTTTAATATGTTAATTTGATTAGTTTGAATCATATATCTATAAATATTAAACTAAAAAATTATGAAGGATTATCTTGTAACTTTAAAAAATAATTTATCGTTAATATATTCTTCAAGGAATCCATCGACTATTTTAAATTCTAATTTATAATATCTTTCTGGCATTAATCCTGTCATATCTAAATAAATAAAATTACTGGTACTATCACAACTAACCTTTGTATAGGTAGAGTCATACGGCACTATAACTTCATCTGTAGCGGCGTCTAATACTGAGTATAACGAGCTACTAGGAATATACTTAATAGTTTGCATAGGAAATGTATTAGTGGGTGATTTCTGCGGATATTTATCTCTACCATATAGTCTAATTTTTGTTACCTCTTCATCTTTATATGATTTTTTTAATTTGGTATAAACCGCAAATGAATTAGAATCTATTGGATCTAAACTACCAGTACTAAAACTAGATTTATCAAAATACATTAATAATCTAGGAACATATATAGTATGAGTATCTCTACTAAAGAATCTAATATATCCTCCAATTGCTGCATCTGATTCATTATCGTCAGAATATTTTAAAATAAATCCATAATTTGGAACTGTATAACCACCGCTACCAGATATCCATAATTTAACAGCATTTGTTACGTCAATATCAATATCAGTGGGTCTTACTAAAGTATCATTTAAATTAGAATCATCAAACGATTGTGAATATAATGTAACACTACCACTTTGATTTGCAGATCCAGATTCATATAACCAACTACCACCTTTGCCAGATCCAGATATATATAATGTACTGCCAACAGGCATATTAGTATCTTGGCTACTAGAAATCCAAGAATATGAACCAGACTTTGGTTGATTCCACGAGCATCCATCTATTATTGCTGTATCAACATTTAAAAATCCTGTGCCATTAGTCCAATCTTGTCCAACTACATTGGCATCAATTGTAAATGATGAAGGTAAATTTTTTGCATGAGTAGTATATAATTGTAACATAAATTTACAATCATTAACAGTTTTGTCATATTTTGTAAGTGCTGCAGATACATCAGCCATATCAAATTTTATTAATGATCTAGATAATGAATAACTAGATGTAACAGCAACGGTTAAATGTTTTCCTACTTCGAGTATTTCATCTATACCAGTATTATAAGTTGGGTTTGCTTCATATAATGTAGAATCATTGGATGGATATATTATTTTGAACATAATTTTAGTCTTTTTAAATAAATATTAAATTAAACACTTACTACCCTACCTTTTATATCTTTATTTAAAAATTTAATTTCAAATATTGCAGGATCTAGTGGAGGATAAATAATTCCTTGTTTTGTAGCACTTTCTAAATCATATACATTTCCAGAATAATTATCAGCTGTATTAAATAAATTTTTAAAGTCTAAATCTACAACAGATTGAACTCCATCTACATTTCCTAATATATTCATTACGTCTGACATAATAATTGGTTGATTAATTTGCCATTTATCAATTGAAAAATATTCTTTTAATTCGTTAATACAAAGTAATAAAACTTCATTACTATTATAATTTGAATTAACTGTTATTTCAAAGTTAATCCCAATATTAACAACAAATGCATTCAATATATTAACTGCATCGGTTAATATTCTATAATAATCTAGATAATTTTTTAAATTAGTCTTTACTGCGTCGTTTAATGATGTTAAATTACTATTATTATCAACTCCTAACACATATAGATTCATAGCTAATGGATTTGGAATTCTTGTTGTTTCCATTTGATTTTGTGATAATTGATCGTCTGGAACTATATAAGCTTTCGCAACACTTCCAAATTTAGCTGGCATTGAATAACATCTAATAATATAATCATCTTTAGTAACTAATCTATTTTGAGTAGCAAAATTAGATAATGCATTATTTTTTATATCTTGTAATGTATCTGCAGATTTACCGCCTCTAGCTGGAGATTCATTAGTGGTGCTTATACTAGATTTAACAAAATTAACCATAGCTGTACTAGTTGTAGCATTAGGATCATCATCAAATTCTATATTTTCAACTTTTGTTAATACAGAAGAAGCTACATTATCTGAAACTCCCCCTCCTACTGTATATGTGATAGTTAATGTAGTATTTGCTGGAGCTTGTCCGTATGCTCTAGTATATAAAAAATTAGATGGATCTATATCAACGTCTATAGGTCTACGAAATGCAGCAATACCATTTCCAACATTGTCTGGGTTTGGAATAATTTCTTCATCATTATTATCTGATATTCCTGCTCCAAATTGAATTTCCATTTTTTTATCACTTCGTAATCTAGTAATAAATCTTTTAGAAGTTTTCAATAATTTTAATAAACTAGGACTAGAACTTCTATATTGAGCAAAGTCAGGATCATTTTCTAATAAATTAGGTACATCTTTAAATATTGTATCTTGTGCTAAATATTCAACATGATACCAATTATCTCCATCTGACTCTTGACATGATATAATATCAATAACATTAGTTTCATCTAAAACTATTTTATCATATTGTTTTGGTGAAGTAAATGTAAAAGTAGCAGTTTTTACATCTCCGGATACTACCTTTGCTTTTTTCTTTAATAAATAATATGTAGGCTGATTTGTTACTTCATCACTTTCATAAACAGTAACTTCGGTTGTATTAAATGATGAGCTGAAAGTAAAATCTATAGAATCTAATGTCCTAAACTCTGCAGATCCACCGTCTTCCTTAACTTGCATTCCAGGCTTAATTGATAATGCATATGAAAAATCTGGAGAATTATTAACTCCACTACCAGTTGATGGAACTAATTGAAATACATTAAGATCTGTATATGCTGGTATAGCGTTTTTTGATTTGTATCCTAATGATCGAGCTAAATCATATATATTTTTTCTTTCAGAAGCTTGTTCTAATAACGACTCCTTAAGATTGTTATCTGCATAGTAACTTAAAACATCCCCTACGTATGCTGACATTTCCATAAATAACATACCGGGTGATGATTCATTAAAATCATTATAATCATTAGGAAAATATTGTTTCGTAAAATCTATTAAATTTTTACGAAATTGACCAAAGTCTTTTCCTAAATATGATACGTCTTTTGTTACCTCCATAATATTTTCCTATTCTATTTTAAGTATTCCATCTTGTCCAGCAAATAACGTTATTGTTTCTTCTGAATCTGTACCAGTTACGGTAAATTTAATTGATATTTTAATATTGTGTATCATAGTTGGATCGTCTTCCATGGTAACAATAATTAATTCTGTAATATCTACATATGGTAACCAAAAATTTATTGCATCTGTTATAGTGGTATGTATAAAATCTTTTAAAGCATTTACATTTGGTTCAAATACTATGTTTAATAAATCTGTACCAAAATTTGGTTGTTCATACCGTTCTCCTTTTCTTGTTAATAATAAACTTTTAACATTAGTAGAAGCTTGATCGAAAGTAGTAAATGTTTTTTTAAATATACCAGGACTATTGAATGGAAATTTAACTCCTATAGCTCGATTAGGATTTTGTACATTTGTATCTACTTCGATTATATTATATGCCATTATCTATTTTTCTTTTTATCGATTGCTTTCATTAATGCAGAATAGTCTCTAGTCATGGCATTTGCAACTGCGGTATCCTGTACAGGAATATTCTGTCCTGTTTCTGCATCAATTACACTCGGAGATGCATTTGATTGTATAGATCGCTGCATTCCAAAATTTTGTGCATTATTTGATGTCATGACAATATCTTCATTCATTAAATTAGCATAATCTGAAGTAGTTGTAGTCTCTTTAGTCACTCCAGTTTGGTTTAAAATATCTGAAAACTTATTTTCTTTAAACATACTATGTTTTTTAACTGGTTTAGTATTTTTAACAATTTGGTTTGTTGTTTTTAAATCATTAACAGTTGGTTGTAACCCTTCTTGTAAAATTTCAGTTAGTTCTTCTTTTATTACTTCTCTAACAGTTTCTTTTACTACTTTTTTTAAAACTTGTATAAATTTCTTTTGTTCCATAGTTCTTCTCTTTTTTATAAATATTAACTTTAATAATTTACGACGTCTGGCCAACCATTATTATCTTTTGGGCCATATATACCATTTCCGTTGGTATCAATATAATAATCTCCTGACTTTCCTAATTCTGGATCGGGAGGACCTGATCCGTTATATGATTGTGCAGGAGCTTCTTGTAATGATGTCAATAAATCTCGTTGCGAATTAACTAATAATTCAATTGTTTCAATTCTTGCTGTTATATCATTAATACCAACATTTAATTCTGAATAAAATTCACTTCCCATGGTATTATCATCTAATCTACTTCTCTTACTACCCCAAGCAACTCCAGTACCAGGATCTAATTCTCCGTTCCAAATCCAAATATCTCCATTTGCATCTGTATATGGACTTTTTGGTATTGGTGGTTGTCCTATAGGACTTCCTAAACTACCTATTCCTTGTATTAAAATCCATTCTCCAGCTGGTTGTTTTTCTGGTATACTATCAGAAAAGTCATATTCATCAATTGCTGTTTGCAAATTTCTATTAGTAACTAAATTTCCACCATCACCATTTACTTCATCTCCACATTTAGTATCTAACTGTACAGCAACTGATGCTAAATTACGTAATGTTGATTCTAAAGATGTAGCCATTGATTTAGGAATAGTCCCTAATTGTTTAACAGCAACAGCTGCATTAGCTAAAACCATATTTTGTACTATTGCTAATTCAGCCATTAATGCAGCTTGCCCTACTATAGGAATTAAAAATATAGATGCTTTTATTGCACTAGCTATAGCTAACAACGTTTTTAATAATTTAACAATTTTTTCTATTAATGGTACAAGTTCCATAACTTTTTCTACCATTTTTTGAATATTTTTGATTCGTGCTAATAAATCTTGTATTGGTGGATAATCACATCCACAATCATCTGGCAATTTAGCTGCTTCAGAAATTGTAGCTTCTATTTCTAATTGTATTTTATTAACAAACACGTTAATTTGATCAACCATCAATGCGACAGCTTGTGCTGGAAGTGCTGGTATTTTATCTAATGGGAACGAAACTGGCATTTTTATATATCCTTTTTATTTATCAAAATAATGTCTATCACTGTTTAATTTACCTATATCAGTTAATATACTTATTAATTTTCCTTGTTGTAACGGTGCTGAAGCAATTCCTGCAGGGCCTATTACTCCTGCATTAATAACAGCAACTAAATCATTTAATATCATTTTTAATCTATCTCCTTTAACTAAAGGATGTCCTGCATTTTCAGCTCCTATACGTACTTCTGGCGTACCTAATGTTATTCTATTAGGACTATCTAATATAATAGAGTCTGTTTTAGCTCTTAAAATTATTCTATTTGCATCTCCAATTAATTGGGATGTTTTAAATTTAGAAACTGGCGAAGATTTTGTTGGATTTCTAAATAATTTTAAATCAACTAGTTGTTGCATTGATGTTAAATAAAAAGAAGATGCATCGTCATTAAATGATTCTATAGTAAATTCTTTATTACGTTTATCAGTATGAGCATTTGATATTATTATTATAGGATCGCCATCTGCAGTACCTTGCCATGTTGGTTGTAAACTATATGTTCCGTTATTAACAGTACTTCCTAATCTAATACTATTACTAAAACGTCCTTCTATTATAGTATCGCCTTCAAATTGTTGTAAAGCTGAAACTTCTTTTTCTTTAAAGGATTCT